CCTTTATTTGTCATGCAAAAAAGGTTCGTCGGCTACTGAAGCACCTGACTTCGCCGTAGCGGGCACGTCATACTTCGAGTTTTTCTGGAATTCTTTGACGACAATTCAAAGGATTACCACGGACGACACGGGTACGGCTGGCTTTGACTCGTTGAAGTTCAGGAAGGCGGACGTATTCCATGATGAGGATTGCAATACGGCTAGAATGTATATGCTGAATACTCAGTATATTTTCTGGCGTCCTCACAGGAATCGCAACATGGTTCCCCTGGAACGTAAGGGTGCCATTAATCAGGATGCGACCGTAGTTCCAATCGTATGGGCTGGTAATATGACCATGTCCAATGCCGCCCGCCAGGGCGTCATGCACGCTTAGGGAGTATATTATGGCTTACATTCTAGGCATTAAATCCGATGAAACGTCCACTACGGACGATCATGGGCTTGGCACTATCGGAAAGAACGTTACGTCCGATGGTATCAAAACCTTTAAGTGGATGAAGTATGATACGGGCTCTGGTAGTGTGGCGGCTGTATCTGGACAAGTGGCGTATTACTACACGCTTGACGGATACAAGAATCACACTTGCAGTTCCGATCTGTCTGATTCTGTAGAAATAGGCGCGGGTGTTTGTCAATCCGCACCGGGCGATGGCGAGTATGCGTGGTTCCAGATTGGCGGACCTGCGACACTTGCGCTCGCTTTAACTGCTGGTGCAGATGGTGATCCTCTTACACCAACTGGCGCTGGTGCCGATGGCACGTTAGACGTTTCCGCTGCGGTGACGGATAACATATGTGCAATAGCGGGCGATATTTCCGACAAGGAAGTCGTCTGTACATTCCCAGAGTAATGGGATCAGGGGGCTATGCTTTCCCTCCCTTGCATAGCCTCCTACTTTTTTGAAGGAGAAAGCAATGTACGATTCGGAAACTGGAATAGAGTTTTCTGTCGATAGTAAAGATACTTGCCGACCGCTTTTCAGGATGGAAGCGAAACAGAACAAAGCAAAGACAATTACCGAAGGCCGACCGATATTCGACCAGGTGCCATATGTCACAATCATAAGCCCTGGCGATAATAAAAACGTGCCGGATACAAAAGTGCTGGACGAACACCGACAACGATGGCCGCGAGAATGGGAAGCCTTTGAGAAAGGCATGGAGCAGCCGATCAATGGAACGCCGATCAATCAATGGCCGGTTTTAAACAACGCACAGGTTAAAGAGTTACAGGCGTTGAATATTTACACTATCGAGGAAGTCGCCTCGTTAGCAGATAATAATACGCAACAGATCACAGGTCTGATGACGTTAAAACAGCAAGCGATAGCTCACCTGGCTACAGCAAAAGACGATGGTGTCGTTTATGAAGCGTTAGACAAGGTGGAAAAACTGACCGAGCAGATGGAAGCTATGGCAGAGGAAAACACGATGCTGCGAGCGCAAGTTGAAAACATATCCAAAACCAAGCGAAAGAAAAAGATAGATGTCTCTGTTGACGATATCCCAAGCAGTATCGGATGAGCTAGGCGTTATCCAGCCCTCCACGATTATCTCGAATACGGAGGCAACTGCCGTCCGTTTGTTCTCGGTAATGCAAGCGGGGGCAAAATGGCTACGGGATAATTATGATTGGGCCGTACTGACTAAGGAACACACATTCACGTCGGCGGCAGATACAGCGGCTTATGCGTTGCCGTCAGGTTTTGAAAGAATAATCCCCGGTACGTTATGGGATAGAACAAACAATCTTGAGATGATTGGTCCCTTGACCCCTGCACAGTGGCAGTATTTCAAAGGCGCGATTACCTCGGATTTAGGTTTACAGGTCAGGTGGAGATTAACGCCCAGTGGATCAGCGGGAAGCACACCACAGAATACGCTGAAAATAGAGTTGGAGAATCCGGCTGCAGCGACAGTAGCGTTTCAGTATATTTCTAATCTCTGGTGTGCTGATGCTTCGGGTGGATTGCAATCAAACTGGGAAGCAGACACGGACGTTCCTATTCTGGATGAGGACTTGTTATTCAGAGAAGCATGGTGGAGAGCATTGAGAGCTTTCGGGTTCCCGTTTGAACAACAGAAAGAGGATTCAAGAAGTTGGTGCAAGCACGTTTTCGCCCGTGAAAGAGGCGGTGGTCAGAATATCAATATGGCTCCCCCCGCTCCGGCGTTCTCTGTAAACCTGCCTGATACGGGTTATGGTTGATGGTCGCACAAACTATCCCGTCTCCGATAGGTGGATGGAACCGCCGGGACGCACTCGACATTATGCCGCCATCGGATGCGGTAACACTAGACAACTGGTTCCCCGGCACAGGAAAAGTAGTTTTACGCCGTGGATATACGACCCACGTTACAACGGGGATAGGTTCAAGCAACGTCGATACCCTGGCTGAATACAACGCGACAACAGTCAGAAAATTGCTCGCTGGTGCGAATGGTAATATTTACGACGTAAGTACCTCGACAGCCAGTTCACTGAAAAGCGGGTTATCCGAGAATCGTTGGGAGACATTGAACTTCAACGGCTCTATGGGCTGGGTGAACGGGACGGATACGCCTCTGGTCTATGACGGTTCTTCATTCGGCAATATGACCGTATCAGGAACGGGTCTGACGGTTACAAATTTGAAAGGGATTATGGGGCATCAGTCCCATACGTTTTTCTGGGAGAATAATTCCCAGGATTTCTGGTACTCTGCGGTCAATACTTTAGGCGGTTCCTTAACCAAGTTTCCGTTGTCGAGGGTGGGTGCTTTTGGCGGTAATCTGGTTTGCGCCGGTTCATGGAATGTCGCGGGTGGCTCGGAGGATTGGGTTGGCGGCGGGATAGGAAATGATCTCGCTGTTTTCGTGATGTCTTCAGGCGATACGATTGTCTATGAAGGCGATAATCCGGCAAGCAACTGGAATCTGGTCGGTGTTTTCCGACTTCCCGCTCCGCTGGATGTAAGGGCAATCACCAGGGTTGGAAGTGATTTAGTAGTAGCAACAAAAGGCGGGATCATTTCGATGGCTGCGGTGGCTTCAGCCGGACAGCTTGAGACAAAAGGTGTTGTCAGCGACAAGATCAACCCGGCTTTGATTGCCAAGAACGATTTAACTGACCCCGGTTGGCAGTTGATCTACCATCCGACATATTCACAGGGCCGGTTATTGTTGTTGAATCTCCCGAATAGTACGGTCGATTTCGATCAGTTTGCGATGAACGCCGATACGTTAAGCTGGACCCGGTTCATAGAGATGAACGCAAGATGCTGGGGTAGATATAACGACAATCTGTATTTTGGCACTACTGACGGCAAAATAATGAAGGCCGACGACGGGAGTACGGATAACACGGCAAACATTACGGGTAATGCCGAGACAGCGTATAATTATTTCGACGCTCGTGGTATTCTAAAACGATGTTCCGCTTTGCGGCCTGTTCTAGCGGGTTCAGGGTCTATTTCAGTATCTATCGCGCCGCAATTCGATTTCGCACAAAGGGGTATCCCCTCGACGGAGGTTACGCTGGTTCCATCAGGGCCAACGTGGGATGCGTTGCCATATTCGGCGTGGGAAGACTGGGACACAGACTGGGAGTTTGCATTGACGACTATTGTTGCTAAATGGATCGCGTCAACAGGTGTGGGATATGCGATTGGGGCGAGATTAAGGGTATCGACAGCGGACGATATTGAATGGCACACACTGACGTATCAATTAGAGCCGGGACAAGGGATTTTCTAAATGGCTTCACTTACAGGTAAGAAACCAAAAGATACATACAAAGACTTACTGCAAGTCTCCAATTCCAATTCAGGGATTGATTCGACATTGCGGTTTGTCTCGGATGGAGAAGGCACAAATTCTATCCTGAAGCTATCGACGACTGCGGTTGAAGTGGCTGGAGATATTACCGCGACAGGAACGGTGTTTGCGGAAGGAGACACAGCAGCAGGTGACGATGCCGCTATAGGATATACGTCTGCCGAAGGAATTATTATAACGGGTCAGGGCTCTACGAATGATGTCACGATTAAAAACGATGCGGACGCTGCCGTTATATCAATTCCGACAGGCACCACAAACGTAACTATCGCGGGTGATTTAACCATATCAGGCGATGATTTGGTTATGGGAACGAACACAAGCGGCGCGGCTTTAATCGCAGACGGAACGAACTTCAACCCTGTAGTTATTTCAGGTGATGCGACCATAGCTACGAATGGCGCACTGACAATCGCGAATGATGCGGTCACTCTGGCAAAGATGGCCGGGTTAGTCCGAGGTAAAATTATCTATGGTGACAGCAGCGGCAACCCTGCTGCGCTTACGGTAGGAAGTAGCGGAGAAGTCCTAAAGAGCGATGGCACGGATATATCCTGGGGTTCGTCTCCGGCAGCGGTAACGTCCTATACGAACTCCACTAATAACAGAGTAATCACGTCCGTTAATTCCACGACAATTAATGGAGAGGCGAACCTGACCTTCGATGGCTCTGTTTTGGCGGTTGCGGGCAACGTCACGACAACCGGGACTGTAGAGCCAGCGGGTGACACAGCGGCTTCAGATAATGCGGCGATTGGTTACACTTCTGCCGAGGGAATAATAATCACAGGCCAAGGTTCAACAAACGATGTTACGATCAAGAACGACGCAGATGCAGATGTAATCACGATCCCAACAGGGACGACAGGCGTAACAATTGCTGGTGATCTCACGATATCCGGCGACGATTTAATTATGGGTACTAATACCAGCGGTGCTGCACTGATCGCTGATGGAACTAATTTCAATCCGGTTGTGATTTCCGGTGATGCTGCGATTGGAACAGATGGCGCGCTGACTATTGCTGATAATGCAGTGACGCTCGCTAAGATGGCTGGATTAGCTAGAGGAAAGATTATTTACGGGGATTCGAGCGGAAACCCGGCGGCGTTAACTGTAGGGTCCGCGAATTATATTCTGAAAAGTGACGGAACTGATATAGCTTGGGCTGCGGCAAGTTCAGCGGCTATTAGTTCTTATACCAATTCAGGAGATAACAGAGTTATCACATCTGTAGATAGTTCGACTGTTAATGGTGAAGCGAATTTATCTTTCGATGGTTCGGTTCTTGCAGTTACGGGAAATGTTACAGCTACAGGCACAATAGAACCCGCTGGTGATACGTCTGCGTCTGATAACGCGGCTTTTGGATATACGAGTGTGCTGGGAGCCATCATAACAGGTCAGGGCAGCACCAACGATGTGACTCTTGTCAATGACGCCGATGCTACCGTTTTAGGAATCCCGACCGGAACAACGAATGTCGAGATAGCCGGTGGGTTGACTTTGGGTACCGATCTTGCTGTGGCTCATGGCGGCACAGGGGCCAGTACACTCACTGCAAACAACGTGCTTGTCGGCAATGGCACTTCAGCGATAGCCTCGGTGGCACCATCGACGAGCGGAAACGTACTTACGAGCAACGGTACCGCTTGGACTTCAGCCGCTGCGGGAGGGGGGGGTTTTACTCTTGCAACAGAACAGACACCGAGTGCTGGGGTCGATTCAGCGGTTACTTTCGGTAGTATTCCTTCTGGAGTAACGATGATTGTCATTAACATGGAAGGATTAAGTAATACAACTGGTAGTACATTGTTGGTGACTCTTGGCGACAGTGGTGGGTTGGAAACATCTGGGTATCTCTCAACTGGCGTTGAAGCTGACGGTGGTAGTGTAACTGTCTCGTCTAGTACCGCTGGATATCTGATATTTGGATCACATAATGGGCATCTATATAGAGGACAGTTTATCCTTACATTGGAGGATGTAACTAACTTTACTTGGTGTAGTAGCCATAGCATGCGAGTGGAAACAGACCATTTTGTTTGGGGCGCTGGGTCAAAGAGTTTGTCGGCAGAATTAACCCAACTAAGTATTGCTTCTCAATCTGGAACTTATAGTGGTGGTTCTGTAAATATTATGTATCAATAAGAGAGATGTTGTAATGAAACGGTTTATAGCGGTAGTTAAATCAACCGGCGGTGTTTTAGATAAATACCAAGACTTTGATTTGGAAGCTGATGCCAATGCCCACGTTGTAGCATACGGTGGTTACGTCGCTTCTAGTCCTGGTGGAGATACGAAGTTCTGGATTTATGACTCTGTAGCTAAAACAATTACTCACGATGCTGCGGCTGAAGAAGCTGATAGAGTAGATAGAGCAGCCAAAGCTGTTCAAAAGAACCGTCGCGCCGCTTATCAGACCGAATCGGACCCGTTATTTTTTCAAGAACAACGCGGCGAGGTTCCGGCTGGCACTTGGGAGGCGAAGGTAGCAGAAATTAAAGTAGAGTATCCAAAACCAGAATAAACTCAGAGGTAATAATGGCCGAGAACACATTAATACTGGATGAAAAAGAATATGATATTGATGAGCTTACAGAACAGCAGCAGTATTTATGTAAGCATATCAGGGACTTACGGAGGAGACAGGACAATCTCCGATTTCAGATGGATCAACTGGCGGTAGGGTTAAAAGGGTTTGTCGATAAACTGAAAGAAAGCATGGATTGATTATCGGTGATCGTAATAGAAGAAGATGGCCGTATTAAATCATGGATGGAATCCCGAATAAGGGATGTTTGTATAGCCGACTTCGATGAGTGTTCCACGTTAGGAGTGGCGCGGGACAACAAACTTATTTGTGGCGTTGCATACTGGTTCTGGCCGCACAGTATATGCGACATAGCGATAGCGGCAGAGTCACCTAGATGGGCTACGAAACAGACGATTTATACGTTACTTGCGTATCCATTTGAGCAGATAGGCGTGAATAGAGTTCAGTCATTTATTCACCCGAAGAACAAACGATCCCGACGATTGTGCAAGGGGTTGGGATTTACACTAGAAGGACGATTACGAAAGTTTCATAATGGTAGGGATATGTTGGTTTATAGCTATTTAAAGGACGAATTCAGAAGGAGTAAGT